GGTACCCCACAAGCCGAAACTCGGCGAGAATGGATATTTCGCAACCCCATTCCTATCTGCATCCGTGATGGGTTTCCATGAGGCAATGCCGACCAATGCCTCAAACTTTACTTGGTGGGCAACCAACACTGGAACAGCTGCGGCAACTGGTGCGATAAATACTCCATCTGGACCAATATCGGTCACTGATTTTGACGGCGAGACAATTACTATAACTGATACTAGCGGTCTCACAAAAACTTATGAATTTGCCTCTGGAACCGGTAATGGTACAATTTTATCAAATGGAAACATTGCAATTAACACTTCGGCAGCCAACGGTACTACGATGGCTAGGATTGCAATTGCAATTAATCACGCCAATGGGCACAACGGATCTATTACAGCAGCCTCTCCTGGTGCTACACTTACAAACCTCACACAAGCGACTACTGGAGCCAATGGAAACACAATCATTACAACAACGCTGGATTCTTCTCTGTTAACAG